TGGTTCTTGGCCTCGTCGATGTCGGCGATGAACACGTTGGAGACGAGCTTGTCGTCGATCTTGACGACGGCCTCAGCATTCTTCACTGCGGTACCCGTCAGCATGGTGCCGGGGGTGTGGTACGCAGCGGAGTTCAGACCCACGATGGGGAACGAAGCGCTCTTGCCGGAGCTGATGGTCCGGACAGTGTGAAGGGGTTCGAAAATGGTGGCCTTACGGAACGCGGTGAGAACTTCACCGGCCCAGACCTGGAGAAAGAGGGCGTTGTCACCGGCCCAGGTGCCACCACCTGCAGCGTTAACAAGGCCAAGACGTGAAGCGGTAAAATCGGGGGCTGCCATTGCTGGGCTCCTAGGGGAAAGGGTTGGGGGTTACCCCGACGCCGGGCTCCCGTTCACGAGCGGGTGTCCACCGCAGTGGGCCGTCGCTGACTGTGAGTGGGTCTAGGTGCAATCAGTGTACAAATGTATGCAAGGCATGAAAAAAGCCCCCGATGGGTGGGGGCTCTGAACAAACGCACCAATCAAAAGATACTTGATCGACTGAGCTTCTCCTGCACCTTCCGCTGATAAGCAGGGTCTGTGCTGTACTTCGGATCCGACATGGCAGCCACCAGCTGGGCTGTGCTCTCGAACTTGTCGGTGCTGCCTTTCGGAGCACGGCCACCAATGAGCTTGGGCTCACGGCCTTCGACGGCTGAATATCGGGCATGGAGACCAGTGATGGCCATCTTCACTGCAGCCATGGGCTGAGTGTTGATGATCTGGTTGAAGCCTTCGACCTCGTCGGCCGACAGGTTGGCTGCTGCCCACTGAATCATCTTGTTGTACTCGGCCTCGCCACCAAGCGATTGCTTGATCGAAGCCACCTCTTGGACCGACAACGCCGTGTCCTGGGTCTGCTTGTACTGCAGCCCTGAAAGGTACGCATCGACCATGTCCCGGTTGAAGCCAGCTTCGGCCAGCTGGTCGTAGTCCTCGGACTCCAGGGTGCCCGTCTGTTGCCAGCGGACATTCATGTCCTGGAAGTCAATGCCGGCTTCCTCAAGCTTGCCGCCGATCAAGTCCCCGTAGATCTCACGAGCGTCGCCGGCTGGCTTGTCCTCCTCCTCGGACTCACCGTCGTCGCTGTCGCCAGCTTCGGGTTCCGAGTCAACTGATTCGCCACGGCTGAGCTTGGTCTGCAGCTCCTTGTAAGCCTTCTCCAGGTCCTCGACGGACTTGTACTTGCCGGCGAGAAGCTCACCCTCTTTGTCGTCTTCGCCTGCCATGGCGGCAAGCATCTCTTCGTTCTCGGTCGACAGGGCTGAAGTCTCGTTCTGGGTAATCGTGATTGCTTCAGGCATGAGTGTTAGTTGATGGTGATGGATCCGTTGTCGTCAATGGTGACGACGGGCGTGGGGTCAGGTTGAGGCACGGGCCTTGGTTCGACCACGTCAATGACGATGTCGCTATACGGCGCCGGTTGCGGCACCCGGGCCGGAGGGCCCACTAGCGATACCGGGTCCTGCTGGGGGGGTTGGGATGGCATTGGGCACTGCTCCGGGTTGTTCTGGATCTGTGCCCTCTGGGAATTGCGGACCATAAGGTGCTCCTTGCTGGGTGTAGTTGTTGGCCACTTGCGCCATTGCTGGTGACTTGAGACCAGTCATCAGCATTTCACGTTGAGCGGCTTGCTGTTGCTCAGCTTGAGCAGCAGCTGCTTCCTGTTGTAGCTGGTCCTGAGACTTGACCAGGTTGGTTGTGTCGATCGATTCACTTGCAGCCAAACGGCGCAGTGCTTCATCGACGTTTACAAACTTGGCAATGACCTCAGGGCCCAGGGTCTGGGTGGCAGTGGTGATGAACTGAATCAACTTGTTCCTGTCATCGCCACGGCCGATGGCCTCCAGTCCAGTCACAGGCCTGGGGTTGACCAACGGCACACCACCCTTGCCCTTTGGAAAAGCCTGGAGCTTGCGCTGTTTCCGCAGCACGTGCAGCAGACGACGCACCAGTGGCAGCTGCAGCTCTTGAGTCAAGATTGAGTACAGGCCACCAATGCCAGCCTCCAGCTCCTGGCTCATGTAACGAATCTCCTCAGCGGTGACTCGTTCCCCACGTCGTTGGATGGCGGTGTTGAGCAAGAACGCAAACTGCAACCGAGCCTCGATGCGCTCGATGGTGCTGTTGGCGATGTTCAGGTCCTGGGCCTTCTGGGTCTGGATGACCGTGACGTCGGCAGCGTTGCCTTGAACGATGGCCCCGTTCTCAGCGTTGGCCAGGGTGCGTGGCCTGGTCGTGCCGTTGGGGTTGACCAGAAACAGAACCTTGGCCGCGGCCGCAGCCCCCTCAATGATGGCTTGGTACAGGCTCTCGAGGGCCAGCAAGTCCCCGTAATACTCCTCGATGTACGAACGCCCATACTCCTCGCTGTCCACCCGGTTGAACCGAAGGGGAATCCAGGGATTTACATCTTGGTCGCACATGCCATGCGACCCAGGAATCTCCTTGCCTTTGGCTTCCTGGTACCAATGGACCTTGCCTTCCTCGTACTCGACGTGGGTGTACAGCTTGATGGTCTTCGACGTGGTGCCGGACTCGTATGCGTCCTCTTCATCCAGGTCGTCGTACAGGCCCTTGGGCAACGCGTCGGGATAAACCTCCTCCTCAACAACGATCTCAGTGACGGAACCCATCGGGTCACGACACACGACAAACCGATTCAGGTGAATCACCTTGATGCCGTCTTCTGCCACGTACAGCAGGACGTTGCCGCCAACCAGCAGGTGCTTAAACGCTTCGTGCATTGAAGCCCGGCCGTTGGCCACTTCAAAGGCAGACATGCCCGCACGCTCCACCTGGACCAGGGCCGTGTCGAGTTCCGTCTTGATCTCTGGTCCTTGCTCTGCAACTCGGAGCGCCAGGTCGTCGATCTCAAGCTTGAAGAAGCTGGAGTTCGGAGGGAACAACGTGATCAGCAGCTTGCTGGCCAGGTAGTTGACACCGCGTGCGCCCAGGCTTTGGTACGGGGTCTTCAGCCGACCACGATCCCCTTGTCCTGCATCTGGGATCAGCCCCGGGATCGTGACCTTGCTGCAGTCTCTGGCCCGTTGCAGGTACGGGTCCCGATTGGTTTGCAGTTGGCCGTACCTGGCCGCAGCTGTGCCGCCGTCCTCGCCGTACAGATTGGGTTGGCGGTCAACGTTGCTGGTCAAGTTGAGTTCCATTAGGCAGCACCTGGGATGTTGAGACCGCTTACACCAGCAGTGCGGTAAGAGCTACGGCTTCGCTTGATTGCGTCTGCGGAAACTTGCAGCGCTTCCGCTGGGCTTGACGAAGCTTGGCTTCCAGCGTTTGGCATTTCAGCTGGCGCTGTCGTCACCGTAATTCGAGGCCCATAGGGACCGGGGTCGTACGGCGTGGCCGTAGGCGCAGGCGCAGGGGGCTCGGCTGAAGCCGCAGCCGCAGCAGCTTGAGCCGCAGCTTTTTGCTGACTTGCCAAGTACCCAAAGCCCAACGGTCCACCCCCCGTGAACTTTGTGCCGGGCGGCAGCTTTGGGTTTGTTTTGCTGCCCATGACTGGGCCACCACCGCCACCACCGCCGCACATCAGGCGTACCCCCCAGTGCCTGGGATGTTGAGCATGGTTGCTGCCGACAAATCAGTCCGCAGTTTTTTACGACCGGTGCCAGCACGCATGGTTTGAGCCGTGGCTTGGTCAACGGTTTCGATGGCTGATGCTGGAGCCATGGCCACTGCATTGGGAGCGGGGGGTGGAGCAGCCCGGCTAATGGCCAGCTGCTCTTGGTACTGGGCCCGTTGGGCAGCCATTTGTTCCTGTTGCATCGCCATCTGCTCACGCTGAAGCGCAAGGCTTTGCTCCTGAGCACGAGCACTGGCCTCAGCTTGCGCCTTTTGTCCTCCTCCGCCTCCTCCGCACATGGATCAAGCCTCGTTTTGTTGCTCAAGATAAACGGCCCATAGCATGCGCACCACCTGGCGTGCACCTACAGCCATCCAGATCTCTCGATCGGACGACGCTGGATCAGGACTGGACTCGGGATAAACCTCGTCCAGTTTCTTTAGCAGGGCGTCATCGATTGGGGGATAAAGGTCATCCATTGATCTTCATTGCGGGGTCACGGTCCGGGTCCCACAGTTCCACCGTAGCCGCAGTGAAGTCGTAGTCCCCGTGTCGCAGGATCCGGGCCATGCGTGCATTGAGCAACGCAGTGCCAAAGGTTTCGCCACCTTTGCGGTACGCATCCACCACTGCGTCCCACATGGCCGGCAAAGTATGGTGCTCAGCCAAAAGCTTTTCAGCTTTGACCGGTCCAAACCCTTTCAACCCGGGGTAATTGTCACTGGTGTCGCCGACCAGGGCCTGGGTCATCCAGTTCCGGTTGGCATCACCGACGTCGTTGATCTCCATTTTGTCCATGCGCAGCAGTTTTCCCGGGATGGTGCGCATGTCTTTGTCGGCGGTCACCATGATCGGATCCTTGTACGACCCGTTGGTCATCAGGATCCCCATGACGTCGTCGGCCTCCAGGTTCTGGTGACACCTGACGTCGTACTCAGACTCAAGCCATGCCCGTAGATCGCGTAGGCCCAGGGGCTTGCGACGTCCAGTGCGGTTGGCCTTGTACTCGGTGGAAAGTTCATGCCGGAACGTGGGGTACGACGACAAGCACATGACCACGTCCCTGTGTCCAGTGGCGTCTTGCCACCTGTTCACCTGGTTGGTCATATAGCTCTTGGCATCCGACTGCTCGAGATGCAGGGTGTGGATCCATTCGTCCCACCGGATGTCGCATTCGCAAGCTGAACAAGCTGCGTACAGGAGCCAGTCAGCATCAATCAACAGTGTCATGAGTAGGAAATGCGCAGAAAACCAGGTTGACGGCGGGGCACGGAAAACGAATTGAGGTCTGGGTCATCGGACTGCACCCACTTAATGGCCCCGATCGGCAAATCTGTTTCACATGTCCACCACTTGTGGCCGCAAATCATGCACTTGCGTTGGCGGATCTTGGATTCGACGGTGTCGTTGCGGGCCTGGATGACTTTGTTGGTACCCCGAATGGCAGGGGCATCACAGTTTGGGCAGTGCATTTGATTGGAGTTCAGGTTCCGAAGTATTGGGACATGGGCACGACGAGGCGCCCGGTGTTCTGGTCATAGAGCAACTTGTCGCAAGGCCCTGTCGTACCGGAGAACCGGTTCTTCAGGACCCGCAGTTGCAGTTCGTTGCGCTCAGCAGCATCGCCCTGCTGGTTCCGCTCGCACCCAACGACCATGTCGGAAAGCTGGGCTATGGCATGGCTGCCACGCAGATGGCCCAGACTGGTCTGTGCTCCCTCCTCGTGGCCGCGGCCTTCCGGTCGCTTGAGGTGGGACACCAGCACCAGGCCAATGCCTGTCTGCTCCACCACCTGGCGCAGCTTGGTGCACGTGACGTCAATGGCACGCCGTTCATCCAGGTCTGTCAGTCCTGAGATGACGATCGTGAGGTGGTCGAGAACCACGACGTCGACGCCCTCCGCATCAGCGAGGTACCTGATCTTGGAGATGAGGTGGTCTGGATCCATCGATCCAAAGTGGTCATAGAGAAAACACCGACCAGTGCCAAACACACGGTCAAAACCATCTCGAATCTCACGCTCGTCGGCCGCATTGGGGTCCAGGTGTATCGGCTTGTTGAGTTCGATGCCGACGATCCCCTGCATGGTGCGCTTGGTGCTCTCCTCGAGGGCGATGTACCCGACGCGGAGGCCAGCCCGCAGGAAATGGTGGGCCCATTCCCGACACACGCTTGACTTACCCACGCCTGAGCC